CACCAATGTTCTTACCGCCTTCAAGCATGGTAACGTCTGATCCTTTACCATCTGCTGTCTTAGGAAAGAAGTAATCTTCGTTGATTGACAGTGGATTATATGCACTATCAATAACATTTTGCCCGCCGCCTGTTTGACTAGGTATGCGTCTTTGATGAATTTCGTTCTTAACACGCTCAACAAACGCCATAGCTAAGTGACTTGGCATGTTTCCTACGTCAATGTGGAACACACGACGCTCTGGAGCACGTTGTATACGATAGATAAGGATAGCATCTTCCAGCAATTCCTTCTGTTTGTATACTTTAAATATGTTTTCTAGCAAGCTATTACCAAAAGGATAGTTGTTATCCAATCCTTCTGACAAGGATAAGTGTACAATATGCTTGGCATCTATAGCATTTTCTTTGTATTGCAGGCCAAAACGACTGCCGTTGCCTGCTACAGAACCACTACCACTGCCTTTACTGCTTGCGCCAGCACCAACTCCTCCACCAACAGACTGAGGACCACCTCCGTTATTGCGAGGATTCATGTTAGGAGTAATTTGTGTAGCAACTAAATGTTCAAAATTAGGTGCTAGATCTTTAACAACATACTGTTCTGGCTTTTTGCCTTCGCTTTCGTTAACAATAACTTTGATAACATTGCTAGTATCAATCCAATTCCATTTTTGATTCTCAGGATCTCTGATAAAAAATGCATCGCCATACTTGAATACATTACGTACAATCTTAAAAATACGTGTGTCAAACTTTTGTAACTTGTTCCACTGCTGTAGATATTCGCTTAATACTTTAACTTCTACATTAGTAGCCTTGTGACGCCACTTGATTGCAAATGGACTGCTGTTATCTTTGAGTTTTTGTGTGCAAAATTCTGCTAGAATATCTAATGCCGCATTAACTTCGGGATCGCTGTCCATAACTTCATACTGTTGATAGCGTTCAACACGATTTGGACTACCAGTATACACATCTGGCAAGTAACTACTGTAGTTAGTACGTGCTGGTCCTGGACGGTTTCCACTATTAATTCCATTAATAGGACTTAATACTTCTCCATTTACAGGAACAGGGGTAAAATATTTTTTCCAACTCATCGATTATCCTTAGGCAAAGGTTCTATTGCCGGTAGCTTTAGCTGACATTCTAGCTGTTTTCTCGCTGTGCTGGCTGATTGTTTCCGAATGACTAGCTACTTGTCCCATAGTCTTATTTAACTGTTGTAGGCTTGTATAGATGTCTTTTAGAGTAACTTCCCCTGATCCAGCACCGCCTAATAATGGATTTGTAGCTGTTGTAGTTGCAGTATTAGCAACCGGTGATGTAGCTTTAATAGCTTCTTGTCTTGCCTGTTCAATTGAATCGGTATTCAATCCAGGTGTTTTAGAAAAATCTAATTTTGGAATGCTACTAGATATTTTGGTTTTTATATCACCAAACATACTACTTAACTTGTCATTGGAAATAATATCACCAGGTATACTAGACTTAAACAATTCAGGACCGTTTTCTCCAACCATGTAAAGTTTACTAGCATCAACAGGTCCACCGGATGCTCTAGGAGGCGGCGGCACTCTTCCACCATTTGAAAGAACTGGAGGCGATACAGGAGCGGGTGTAGGGGCAGGAGTAGGAGGAGGAGTAGGAGCAGAAGTAGGGGCAGGAGTAGGAGGAGGAGTAGGAGCAGAAGTAGGAGGAGGAGGAATTCTACCTGATGTTCCTCCAGAATTGGCACCTGATGCATCGGATTGCGGAGGAATAATACCTGTTAAAGCATCTCTGATGCGTTTAGCATCTCTTTCTAACTCTCCATCTTTACCAAATACATCTTTCAACGCTCCTTTAACCGCAGTGATAGCTGGTGTACTACCAGCTATTTCGCTTAATACCTCATTGGTAACTTTTAGAGCTGTATTAGTTCTTTCAAAGGCTGTAGCATTAATACCTGCGGCGATATTAGTTGGAGCTACATTAGGATTAATTTGTCCGTTTTCTAATCTAGAATTAACTCCAACTTCTCTAGCTTGCTGTCTACGTTGATTTTCTAATTGTTCAGGAGTTAAACCAGTACCAAGGCCTTGCTGTTGTGCATATCTAACACCGCCTGCTTCTCTATCTTCTTCAACGCTCTTTTTCAAATATCCTTTGTACTGATCTGGTGCTTGATTCAATAGATTAGCAAAACTCTTAGTACCTTGATAAGCGGCTTTGTCAATTTCAGCTTTCTTTAATAGTTCGTTGCCTTCTTCGGTTCTGCCTTGTGCTATTAAACGATTAGCTCTCATAAACTCATTGGCAGCTCTTGGGCCCATAGCCATTAATGAACCTATTTGTTCATTAGTTAAACGTCCGCCATTTTGAATAGTAGTTGCTGTATCGGCCGCAGTTTTACCCATACCGGATAACTGTGCTTGAGATTCTATTATTGCTTCTCGTTGCGTTTCGTTAGCTACTCTAAGTTTTGCACTAACTTCTGCACTAGAAAGTCTTTCAGCCATTTCAGCTTCAATGACATCTCTACTCTTACCAGTTCTAGCAGACACTTCACTAATAGTTTCTGCTAGATGTTTAGCACTATTAGCTGCCGCTAGTTGTTGCTCGCCAGTTGCTAAAGAATCTTTGCGCCCCATTTGACTTAGAACTAGTACTTTACCTAGTTCTTCTTGTCCCATGTTCAAACGTAACACGCCTCTATCGGCCATGTCTTGTAGCTGTTTACCAGATGCACTAAGAGCATCTGCTCTTTGTTTAGCAGTCCCACCAAAATTATCAAGAGCTCCATTGCTCTTGGCTATTACATTTTCATAATCTTTTAAAGTAAATCCTGCAGAACGTAAATCATTCTGCATTTTCATAAATTCAGAACCTAGACCTAGACTAGATTGTTTCCAAACTTGACCTAATTGTCCGCTAGCAGAAGATGCATCTGCAATGCCTTGGACAAAGCTAGACATAGGGCCGTTGTATTCACTGAACTTTTTTCCAAAACCAGCGGCTTCGTCACCTATGCGCTGACTAGCTCCTGCAATACCAAATGAAAATTTAGTACTAGCATCCCATACTGCCCACAATCCCTGGGAAGCCAGTGGAGCATTCGTAGCAACTTTGCCTAAACCATCACCAGCATCAGTAGCATTCTTGACAGCACTACCGCCACCACTGCTGACATTAGGGGCAGAATTTCTATCACCGCCAACTAGCTGTCGGAGAAAATCTCCAACTGTCATATCACCAATTCTATCAGCCATTATTTTTTCCCAGAAATATGCGTATATAAATACACTTACATATATTTATCAGGAGCCAAAAACCATGGCAAACAACCCATTAGAGCAGTTTTTTCGACAACCAAAAATTTTTATTAAATTGCCTAGTCAAGGTGTGTATAACGAACCCGGGACTATTGCAGGTGACATAAACAGTTTACCTGTATTCAGTATGACTGCTATGGACGAAATTATAGCTAAAACACCTGATGCGTTGTTTTCAGGCGAAAGTATGGTTCGTATGATACAAAGTTGCTGTCCAAATATTAAAAATGCTTGGGACATTAGTGTATTAGATACTGATTTAATTTTTGCCGCTATTAGAATTGCCACTTATGGTAATACTATTAATATAGATCATGTTTGTTCGCAATGCCAGCAGTCTAATACATACGAATTAGACTTGGCAAGAGTTGTTGAACACTTTACTTCTTGCAAATATGATAATCATCTAGCATTATCAAAGTTTTCGTTACGTTTGCGTCCTATTAATTATAAGAGACAAACCGACATGCAGATGCGTCAGTACCAATTGAATAAACAAATTATTCAAATGGAGCAAATGGAAGAAAGTGAAGATAAACAAAAAACAATTAATGCACTGTTTATAGAGATAGCAGAATTACAAAGAGAATTTTTTATTGACAGTGTTGAAAGTATTGATACTGGCAAGCAAGTAGTTACTGAAAAATCTTTTATTTCAGAATTTATGAAAAACTGTGATAAAGAAATTTACGATGCTATTAAAAAACAAATTGAACAAAATCAAGAAACTTGGACTATTCCAGTGTTTAAAGTTAAATGCATCGAATGCGAAGCCACTAACGACATTAGGTTATCTTTAGACCAATCTAATTTTTTCGCCTAAGCCTAACTCACTTGCCCGCTAAGGAAATTGAAGAAAAGTTGGTTAGGCTAGATCAAGAAATTAAAGAATTTAAACAAGAATTATTTAAAATCTCATGGTACATGCGGGGCGGAGTAACAGTAAATGATCTGTTATTGATCTATGGTTATGAAGACCGCGAAGCTATCTATAATATTATCAAAGAAAATATAGAAAATACCACTAAGAGTGGATTACCTCTTATTTGATTCCCACAAGCCTGTACGTGGATTTTTTACACGAGTGCCGTTGTAGTTTTGCATCCAGTACTGTCTATTTTCATTAACTAGATTAGGATATCCTGCGGCATTATTTGTAGGCGCTGGTGCAGGAGGCGGCATATTACCATTTGCATCAGGTGTATTAGCTTGTGTGACTTCTGGACTATTATTAGCTGGGTCACCAGTTCCTTTTTTCTGCCAGTCGTTTAGCTTATCTATATATGTGTTTACCTTGCCAGTTGCTTCGTCTACAGGCATTACATGTTCAGATAACCAGTCAATAACATCGGTTGGCATAATAGCCTTGGCAAATAATACGCCTACTGCATTTGGCATGTCATCAGGTTCTAATCCAGCAAGTTTATCTGCTTGATGTTGCATATCAAACGTAGCACCAGCTAGTAGTGTTGGGAGTGCTATTTTTGTTATAAGTTTTCTTATTCCTGAAAATTTAGCAAGTACTCCTGCAATCAATATCGAATCAAGGAATGTGACATCTTGAATGCCGGGCATTTTGCCTTTTACCATACTCATGATTATTCTTTCATCAAACAATGTACCAGTTAATGAAGCAACAGATTTTATAAATGCCGCACGTCCTTGACTATGTAAAGTATATTTGATAAAGTACTCAGGTTCTAATCTGATTTTTCCATTAGGTAATTTAACACCGTGTTTTAAAAGTTCAGCGCTTTGTGTTGGATCCATAGTACTAGGATCGATTTCGTCTGCATAATTTCCGTTCTTATCTCTAAAGCGCAATTGGTCTTTTTTGGTTGGGTCTGATTCGTTGTTGTATGCGTTGATCCAGCCAATAATATTTTTCATATTCTCGCTGAATTCAAGATATGGTCTAATAATAACAGCATCCGCTCCATTTAAGGCAGCTAAAAATAATGTAACTTTTCTATAAGTTAAGAATGCACCTTTGCCTGCTTCTGTGGCAGCAAGATCAACTGTTTTAGTAACTACTGTATGTGTTGTATTTGCATTAACTTGTGCTATTTCTTTTTCGGCTTGTTTTAGTGCAAGTTCATGTTTACGTACTTTTTCTTTTTCTTCGGCAGTTGTGGTGTCGGTAGATTTACTTCTTTCATCACTGGCAACACCGGGAGATTTAGCAGGTGCTTCAGGTTTGGCCAGTAATAGCTCTCGCTTAATAGTGGCCATTCTAGTATACACATCTTCTATG